GTCTGCATCATACAATATACCTTCAACATAGGAACCTGTCATATCTATAGTTTCTATATCAACTTTCCCTGATACGTTAATACATATATTTTGAAGTGTAGTGCTTATTTGAATACTTTGATCGTTCGGAAAAACATCTAGTATCTCATAATCACTTAAAGAATTTGCTATTAAGTTAAATATATCATCTGGGTTATCATCATATTGTGTCACCGGTGACTGTTCAATATTTCTGATATAGAATTGTAATGGACTGTTAGTCCATAAACCACATAAGGCTTTTACTCGTACATAGTAAAGACCATCAACTAAATTTATATTAGGTGTATTTGTACAATTGTTCGCATCTTGTCCTATTATAAATTCATCATATATTAAAGTTTCAAAGGTTGATTGTTTAGATATTTGAATGATGTATTGATCTGATTCTTTCTTATCCCATCCTATAGTAGGAACAGATTGAAAGATAGAATTAGGACTTGGTGATAGAATATAACATGCATCTATAGTGGCTGTAAGTTCGGTATAAAAGGTTGATATAAAGTCGAATTGTAATGTCTGACTATTTATATCCATTAACCCATTACTTTTAATGCAAATTATATATCTAGAATTGATATTAAACCCATTGGTGGGTGTAAATGTTATTCTCATATTATTATAGCTTATAGAGCCTGTTACATTATTAAACATAGTAACTCTTTTTAAATCTTTAGGTGATTTATATATACCATCTATATCCTCTAGTATAACAAAATTCTTTAATATAGTAGAAGAGTTGAGTTCATTTGTAAACTCAACTTCTACACTATCTGTTGTATGTATGTTTATATCATAGTTTGAAGGATATAAGTATTGTATATTTAAATCATGATTATCATTTAAACCACTCATTGAATATCACCTACTTAGTAGTTTTTACAGTAGCCTTCTTTGTTGTTACTTGTTCTGCAACAACCTCTTCTTTTTTACCTAAGACTTTACTCTTAGCTATTTCTGCTAATTTAGCTTTAGCAACTTCGTTAGCTTTGTCTAGTTCTATTTTAGCAATTGCATTAACTTTGTCTTGTTCAGCCTTAGTAGCGGCTGCTCTTTCATTCATAGCTTTAGCATCTATTGCTAGTTTTGCTTTATCTAGATTACCACCTGTTAACACTCTATCTGCTACAGGATCAGTAGGAATGTCTAAAAAACATTTCTTCTCAATGTCTACAACATTGTCTAGGTCAAGTAAAAAGCCATGCTTAAGTCCTACTATTACTGATTCGGATAAAGTCCGAATAGTGCCAATTGGTTTAGTTAATTTTAAAACCAATTGAGCAGTAGGACACACAAAACTATAATTGTCATGTATACCAAGATTCAGCATAATGGTTGCTTTCTTATATTTAGCCATAGTGTCCTCCTATCAATTTAGTATAAATAATTTATATGTTCTGAACTCTGTATGGTTGTTCGTATGATTTAGCCATTGAAATATTCTTAGCCATACAAACAGCTCTACCTTCATTATGTACTCCATATCCGTAACGTTCAATCATTTTAAGATTGTTTAAGTCTCTAGCTGGATCTCTAAATTCTTCTGTAGTAACTTCATCTTTTACGATAAGTACTCCTACATTATTTCTATCCAAAATAGAAACATCAAAAGTCTTATTAACTTTATCTATTGGAGCGAATGGTGAAAGGTTACAGTTAAATGCAAATGGCACTCTACCTTGTACACTTTCAGGTCCTAATTTGAATGAAGCGTTTGGTGATTCTGGTACAACAGCTTTATCCAATGCACTTGAATATCCACCTATAAGACCATTCTTTGCGAATGTAATCCAACCTAGAGGATGAATTACCATGTCTGTAGGAGTGTACTCATTGTTATAAAGAGCAATGTATAAATCCAAGAAATCTTCTACTGACATTGTGTTATTAAGGTTATTAAGATAATCTACACCAGTAGTTCCAGCTTCAGCGTATTGAGCATATTGAGTTTTATTAGCTGCGTATTGTCCATAAAGATCATTATCAAATACTGTCCATCCATGTTTCTTCCATTCAAGGTAAGCTTTCTCTTCTTTAAGTCTAGCTAAAGCTCTGCCTGCTTCTGTAATCATCATACCGTATATATCCCAATCACTATCACTTAAAAGTTCATCAGTTAATTGTATTCTGATACCACTCTTAACGATATAGATTAGTCTCGAACGGTGCATCTGCCAATCAATTGTAGCTTGTGGTATCTCTTGTGCTTCAGCTACATCAAACGCACGCATAGCTCCTATACTAGGAAACAGAACTGGCTGTCCACTTTTCATTTTAATCTTTGTGAAGAATTTTGAAGCTAAGTATACGGGTTCCATAGACTTTCTCATTGCACCAATTATTACTTGTGGTATCAATGTTTTAGCCTGTGGGGTTCCCAAGAAATCTCTAAAAGTGAAACCTGGTATTTCTACCCCACTAGTTACACTATCTAATAAAGCCATGTACTGCCTATCATCATCTGTTAGTGAGTACATTTTCATTTCTTTGTCGGTTAAAGGTTCTCCGTTTTTAAGTTTATCTTGAATCTTTTTATTTCCGTCAACTTGTTTCTGCTTTAAGTTATCTAAGAACTTATCCATTTTATTATAGTCTCCTCTCTTTTAAGTAAGTATTATTTTAATAGCAATACATTTACTGAACCAACAACACCTTTGAAATCCAAATAAGTAGGTATTCCAAAATGAAGGGCTGTATATGTAGCTGTTACTGCATTAGTTGAATCTACTGCATTTATAGTAATTGTAATAATACCTGCTATATAGTTAACGTTTGTTATTCTGTCAGTAGTAAGAGGAACACCGGCTATACTAATACTAGTCAACTCTTTAAGATTTGTTACGTTTCCGCCTGCATAATCGACAGCTTGAATTGAGATTGAAGTACCGTCTGTTACACCTGCAGCTATAGTTCCTAAAGGCATGTCTGTGAATGGAGTATCATTGATCCCATAATTCATGTAATCACCGGAACCATCTGTTAAGCCTGGAATACCTGTTGGGTTACTTACATATGGATCTTGAATACCTGGTAAGTTAGCAATACCATTTGGATAGTTAGGATCAAAAGGCCATCCACCGTCTGATGGTAAGTCTGTACCACTTTGATTTATGTAAGCTTCATCTTCATTACGAACTGAAGGGTCCCACATTAACCATTTCAACCAACCAGTTTGTTCAAAGTTAAGATCTTCTGCTAATACCATTCCGACTATATCACAAGCATTATCAGTTCCTTTAACCCATCTAGTAAATCTACCAGATGCAGTAGCTTTTACATAATCACCATTGTTAACTTGTCCTATTACAGCTCCCCAAGGCATTTTCAATGTAACTGATAATGCTTGTTCCTCTGCTAGTAATCCTGGTATATCAAATGTTGAAGGAGAAACACTAGGTATATAAGGAAGTGATATGTATTCTTGTGTGATTATTGAAGGTTTATTTCCACCAAACCTATCAGCCTGTGTCCAATCTTTACAGATGTTATAAGGTACAACACCCATTGAGTTACCTTGTGCACACATTCCTGGCAAAGCCATTGTAGTAAGCATCTTTTCACTTTGAAAATCTTTAATGAAAGCGTTTGGGCCAACTAATCTTCCCATTGGTATAACAACTTCCTGCATTCCAGGACCACCATACATATAAGTCATTAACATACCGTTGTTAAAAATTGAACTCATTGTTGCGTTTCCAAAAGCTGGGTCTAATACCCAATCTTCGGCAGGTGAAGAATGACCACTCTTGACTAATTGTGTTTGTGATCTCGTTCCGTCTACCTTGGTTATACCATTCCATAAAGGCATTATTGATTCCCCCTAATTATTTCTCTTTCGATTTATAGCATTAGTGAATTTATTTACAAAGGTACTTGTACCACCGAAATAATCCATAATGTTTTCTGCTGGGACTTTCTTTGTTTTGTCTTCTGTCTCGTCTGGTTCCTCAGTATCTTTGTTATCTTCTGCCCCAACTTTAGGATCAGCATCAGTATTTTGTAATGCTGGGTCTTTAGCTTTCTTGATTGGATCAACAGTAACTTTGATAGAGTCATAATTTATCTTATTAGCTAAACCATCTAAATCTTTAGTACTCATAATAGTTAATTCATTTACTCTATTATCTTTTTCAGTAGTTTTAATTGATTTGGATAATAGTTCAAAATCAATTATTTTGTTTACTAACATTGATTTGGCATAACTAGAGATATCAAAACATTGTTTCTTTGTATCTGCTAAAGCTCTATTAAGGATTTCTGCTTCACTAGATTTATCACTGAACTGTTTTGTCATGTCGGTGAGTTTTGTATTAGAAGTATCTAGACTTGTTTGAATTGTAGTTTTCTCTGTTGCTAAGTCAGTAACTTTGAGTTCTAACTCTGCAATCTTATCATCTTTAGCCTTAAGTATTGCTACTGGATCAGTTAAAGGTTCTTCAGTTTTCTTTTCTGGTTCTTTCTTACTATCTGTTACTAGAGGTTCTGTTTTGGTTTTATCTTCACCGGATGGTGATTTAGGATCTATAGGATTTAATGCATTATCAATATTGTCTAATACTGATAATGGTTCTGGTTCTTTAGAATCTTTTGTACCTTTCTTTGGATCTTCTTTAGATGAATCGTGATGATGTTCTTCGGGATCTTCATTCACCACTTGTATCTTTTTGATTTGTGCCCAATCATCAGCAGGCATATTTACAACGGAACCTTCTTTATATCCTAACCCTGTCATAGTCCAAGTACACATTTCGTCTTTGTACTTCTCGCCACGCCAATGACCACAGAATTTAAATGCTCCATCTTTCAATATGTCTTTGCCACAAATATTACACTTGATGTGTCCTACTGAAGCTCCGATAGACATTGTCCTATATCTACCATCTAATAGTTTGGGGATTGCATCTCCGTCAGTTACACGATATGTAACATCAATACAGTCTCTTGCGGGATTAATTTCAGATGGGCCAAAGGAATAATCTTTAACTCTACCGAGCGGTTCGCTATAAGAATCATGATTTTTTAAGAAAGGTTTTTTATAAGGAGCCATCCAACTTTCAGCATCATTTTCCATAGATGAACTTACGTAATCTGCAAAGTTTTTATTCTTACCACTATGAGTAGACTCAAACGTTACATCAATAGCTTTAGGAGTTTTGGAAGGGTCTCTTTGGATTTCATCTAAAAGTGATTGTAAGTCTAATACAACATTTTTAGAATCTGTTATGACGGTATCAATCTTGACTGTCTTATCTTTTTCATCAAGATAATCAGCAGTAGTAGAAAATGATTTGTTATCTACGCTTTCCATATCTGTTGTTATATTGCAGATTTGATTTTTATCGACATGAAAGATTTTGTTATTTTCATCAGTTACCTCAAACAACTATATCACCTCTTAGAATATGACGTTTAAAATTATGTTTTCATAATTCTCAACTGCACAAGATATGTTACTCTTTTTGGTATTGATAGGAACATCAGAATTGACATAACTATCTATATCATTGATTAGTAGGTTATGCATATACTTAATATACTCTTTATCATTGTCGTTTACAATTATATCATTAAAAATGCCATTGTTGATATATATTTCTTTATTAAATTTAATTTCCTTGTCTATATCATCAAAAACGTTTTTAGTCATATCTGTATAGATTGTTCTTATTTCAGAGTTTATAGTCTTTTTCGGAGATGTTTTGGTGCCATGTTGGTTCGTAGGTTTTTGTTTATTATTTGTAGCTTTAGTACCTTTTGTAGTGTTATCAAGTTTAGCAGTAGTTTTAGGAGTACCACTAGAAGGTGTACCGGAAGTGTCTCTTGTAGCATTACTAACTATAATCGCATTAGCTTGTGTTACTAATACTTGGAACATTTCACTTCTATCAACTATTGGATCTCTTCCTAATTCTGTTCTCATTTCTGGTTCTGTAATTGTATTATGTTCATATAAGTAAACTGCGTGAGTCTCTGCTTTTATCTTAACATCAAGTTCATTTTCTTTAAATCTGAATACAACTGCTTGATCTGGATTTAAGATTGGATCATAACCACCTTCAAGTAATAAATCATTAACCATAAATTCATTAATAAATATAGCAATTACTTTTTGCATAGCTTTAATTCTATCAGACATTTCGTCTGCCATACTATCACTAGTACCTCTGTTGGAAGTATCACCTCGGCCAAACAATATACCCGGAATACCCATACCTGAGAAAACTCTTTCTTCTAGGTATTTAAGATAGGGATTGGAATCAATAATTTGATCTGAAGCTATTGGTTTAATAACAACTCTGTTTGTTGTTACAAGTCCCGCTTCAATATCCATATTCTCTAAATCAGTTTTAACTTGTGTTATTTCTGGAGTAGTACCAGGAAGGTCTTTATCACCAACTGCTATATGATAAAAAGGATATATGTTTCTATGTATCATTCTTAAA